AACAAACCTTGTTAGAAGATTATATATTTTGTGAATTTAACAGAGGTTTAGGATTTGAAATAGGCGGAGTAAATCCATTAAAAAAATTAAGATGAATACACTAGAAATACTAAAAGCAAAGATTAACTTAAAAACTACGGTTCTAAAGTTTAGAATTTCAATAGAAGAACTTGAAGAAAAACACGGACACAGAAAAGACTTAATAAATTCAATGAAAGAAAGCTTAAACGACTTAGAGCATTTTCATTCTGTATTTAGTCAATTTGAAGATGAATACTATTTAGAATGTAAATCAAACCTGCGCCATCAGATAATCATTGCAGAACAGAAACACGAAATAGACAAGTTAAACAAATTAGTAACCAATTTACACGAAGGAATATGAAATGCCCACAATGCAGCCATACATTAAATTGGAATGAAAATGAAGAATTTGAAGACTTTGACTTAATAGGTACAGGCATAATTATGAATATGAACTGCATAAACACAAAATGCAGCGCAGAGGATGTTTACATATTTATTCCCGATTGATGAAAGTAACGGATAAAATAGAAATAACACACGAAGATAATATGGCTTTAATGTCAAGTTATGAAGATAAGTACTTCGACTTAGCTATAGTTGACCCTCCATTTGGTATTGGGATGAGTAACTACAAAAGAAAAGGAAATATAAAATTTGACCAAACAAAAAAGTGGGATAATTGTACACCTGACGATAAATATTTTAAAGAATTGTTTAGAGTTTCAAAAAATCAAATAATTTTTGGTGGGAATTATTTTACAAACTATTTAAAACCAAGTAAAGGGTGGTTGTTTTGGGATAAAAAACAAAATGGAAATTTACAAATAGGAGAATTGGCGTGGACTTCTTTTGATAGAATGAAATACTTTTTAAGAGAGTGGCAATGGGATAGAAGAAATAAAATACACCCAACACAAAAACCGTATCAATTATATGAATTTTGTTTAATGAACTATGCAAAAGAAAGCGATAAAATACTTGACACGCATTTAGGTAGTGGGTCTATTGCTTTGGCTTGTCATAATTTAGGTTTTGAATTAACTGCGTGTGAACTTGACAAAGAATATTACGATGCTTCAATAAAACGAATTAAAGACCATATTTCACAACAAAGACTTTTTTGATGCCTAGATGTAAAAACTGCAAAGACAAATACGAAGCCAAGCACTTTAATCAAAAATATTGCTTCAAAAGTGAATGCGTTAAAGTATGGGTAGAAACTGCAAAGGTTAAGAACTGGAAGAAAGAAAAAAAAGAACTAAAGGAAGAAATGGAAACGGTGCAAAGCTTAACTAAAAAAGCACAGACTTATTTTAACGCATATATAAGAGCAAGAGACGAAGCGAAAGGTTATCCGTGTATTTCTTGTGGTAAGCCATTACGCAAAGGCAATATAGATGCAGGTCACTATTTTTCTGCAGGTGGTCACAATGCGGTCAGATTTTCAGAACTAAACGTACACGCACAATGTAGTAGACCGTGCAACAAAGATAAAAGCGGAGACTTACTTAATTATCAAATAGGTATAGAAAAACGAATAGGAGGAGAAGAACTATTTAAACTACACGAAGAAGCACACAAAACACGAAAGTATACACGTGAAGAATTGAAAGAGATAATAGAATTATACAAACAAAAAGCAAAAGAATGTCAGAAGGATTAATAAGAAACAAAAAACAAGTAGCACAAGCAATAGACTTTGTTGGCTCTGAATGGGGCGCAATACACCCAAGCGATATAGATGCAGTTTTAGAATTTGATAATAAATTTTTATTGTTGTTTGAAGTTAAAAGAGTAGGTAATAATATAGAAAGAGGTCAAAGAATGATGCTTGATAGGATTTGTGATAGTTGGAATGGCAAAAGCATAGTGCTAAAAGGAGAACACGAATGTAATGACACGGAAACTATTATTTTAAATGAATGTGAATTAACTGAGTTATATTATGATGGTAAATGGAGAAAACCAAAATTTCAATTATCAATAGGTAAAGCATTGAGTGTCTTAGCTAAACATTGGAATATAAAAAAAATGTTAAAATAATTTCTTTTAGAGCCGTATATACAATAATTCATTATATTTGTATACACAAAACACATAAATAACACACTATGAAAAACTTATTTAAATCGCTTGCTGCTTTCCAACAGGAAGTAAAGCCAATTTTTAAAGGCACAAAAGGCTACGGCTATTCGTATGCAGACTTGCCGACAATCTTTGAAAAGATTAATCCGTTACTAGAAAAACACGGACTAGGATTCACACAACTAATTAACACAAGTGAAGAATCAAATTATCTAAACACTATTATCTTTCACGTTGAAAGCGGAGAACTATTAGAATCAAATACTTTAATTCCACAGGTAACGCTTAAAGGAATGAATGACTATCAAAGTTTCGGTAGTGGCGTGAGTTATTTTCGTCGTTACTGCATTTCAAGCTGCTTGGGCTTAGTTTCTGACCTTGACAATGACGCAGCAGGCGAACAAATTCCAACAAAAGAAAAGCTAACTGCACCACGTTTTAAAGATGCGTTAAAAGCGATACAAGAAGGTAAGATTACAAAGGATAAACTTATAGAAAAGTTTGATTTAACGAATGTACAATCTAAAGCACTTGAATTATGTTGAAGATTCGCTGCTCTTCCATTGGTAAAATAATGACCAATTCACGAAGTAAAACAGAAACACTAAGCAAGACTACTAAGACATACTTACAGGAACTTGCAATAGAAGAAATGTACGGTAAGCGTAAAGAGTTTTCTAGCCGTTACACCGATAAAGGAAACCAAGTAGAAGATGAAGGAATCAGACTATGCGAAAGCGTTTTAGACTTAGGCTTTATGTACAAGAATGAAGAACATTTTACAAATGATTTCTTAACAGGAACACCCGATGTAAACACGGATATAATCCTAGACGTTAAATCAAGTTGGGATGCTACAACGTTTCCATTCTTTGCAGAAGACATTCCGAACAAAGATTACTTCTACCAACTACAAGGCTATATGGCTTTAACAGGTAAGCGCAAATCCTACTTATGTTATTGCTTAATTAACACACCCGAACTTATGGTAGAAGATGAGGTAAGACGTGCGCATTGGAAAGAGAACTTAATAGATGAAAGCGAAGAACTACGATTACACGTTGAAGCGCAGCACAACTTCGACAACATACCTGCAGAAAAACGAATCAAAACGTTTGAAGTAAGATATGACAAAGACGTAGTAAAAGCAATCTACGACAGAGTAAAAGAATGTAGAGAATATTATAATACTTTAATAAACAAAGAAGATGAGTAAAATAGAATACGCTTTAAAATTAGCAAAAGATTTCACGTTTGCAGATACAATGACAGAGAGTGCTAAAATGTATTTACGAAACGAAATTGACGAAGCACTTGAAAATTTGCGGGATTTAGAAAAGTTAGTCGATTCCACCATTGAAACGCTTGAAAAAGAAAGAAATAAGCATTAAACTAAACCAAAACAATGAAAACACGAAAGACTAAAGTGATTCACATAAGAGTAACAGACGAAGAAAAGAAGCTTTTAGAATTAAAGGCAAGGCGCACACGAAAGACGTTAAGCGCATACATTTTAAGTAAAACAATAAATAAATAAGTTATGGAACAGAAAGACAACAGTGGAGCAATCTTTAAGAACGATTACAAAAAAACGGATTCACAACCTGACTACAAAGGAAAATGCCTAGTAGATGGAAAAGAAAAAGAAGTAGCAATGTGGCTAAACGAATCTAAGGCAGGAAAGAAATACTTTAGCGTTAAATTTAGTTTGCCTTATCAAGCAGAAGTGGAGCAAGGCGGAGAATTGCCGAAGCAAGAAATAGAAAACGATTTACCATTCTAACATATTTTGGTGTGTTCGGAGAAGCGTACAGAGATGTGCGCTTTTTTTTGTTAACAACGTTTCGTTGAAAACTACGTCTTTATACTATTAGAAAATAATCGTTACATTTGTTTAATATCTAATCAATGAAGTGGCTAGAAAAGGTAGCGGAACATCACGAAGACTATTTAGAAATAGTTAGAAAGTTTGGCGAACAATTTTTAGCAGAAGATATTGTACAGGAAATGTATATTAAGTTAAGCAAGTACTGCACACCCGAAAAGATTATACGGAAAGACGGAGAAGTAAATAAAAGTTACGTCTATTTTGTTTTAAGAAACTTATTTCTAGACTATCAAAAGGAAAAGAACAAACACCGAAAAGTAAACATAGACGATATGAAAAACATCGGAGTAAGTTACGACTACATAAGTAAGAATAAAAGCTTTAGTGCTTTAGTGGAGCGAGTAGAAGCAGAATCCGAAACGTGGAATTGGTACGACACGATGCTATTCAAATATTACTATGATAGCGGAAAGTCAATTAGGCAACTTTCTAAGGAAACACATATTAGTTGCAGCAGCATATTCCAAACCATAAAGTATTGTAAACAACAACTACGAGAAAACGTAGGAGAAGACTACGAAGACTACAGGAACGAAGACTACGAATTACTATGAACGAAAAAGATGTTAAAGCGGAAATCAAAAGGCTAAAGTCTAAAATAAAAGGCGAAATGTTTGAAGATATGGAAACCTTACAACAGATTTACGAATTGAAGTTAATATTGAATCCCGAAATTAAAAACAACCCAAGCTTAGACGAAGATGATTGTTTAAGTTGTGGTGCTTAAATAAACAAAATGGAAAAGAAACCTAGAAAAAAACGAACTACTAAAAAGTCTGAAGGTTTAGGAGACACAATAGAAAAATTCACTGAAGCAACAGGAATAAAAAAAGTTGTTAAATGGATAGCAGGCGATGACTGCGGATGTGAAGAACGAAAAGCCAAACTAAACGCTTTGTTCAGATATACGCAACCTTTATGCCTACAGGAAGACGAACACCAATGGCTAGATGAATGGTACACTAGAAGAAGCGAAACAATGAAGCCAAGCGAACAAAGAGCAATGCTAGATATTTACAATAGAATATTCAATGCAAAGCAAACACCTACGCAATGTTCAAGTTGTCTTCGTGAGATTAACAATAAAATGATGAAAATTTACGAAACTTACGACAATGCCAATACCTAAACCAAAAGCACAAGAAAAGCGCAGAGATTTTATGGCTAGATGTATGTCTGACAATACGATGGTCAACGAATACGGTAAAGACCAACGGTTAGCAATATGCAGCACAAGCTATAAAGACAATCTAAATAAACACTATGAAAACGGAAGCAGTAAAAATAAAGCAAGTAAAGACGAATCCAAATAATCCAAGATTCATAAAAGACGATAAGTTTAAAAAGCTTGTAAGGTCAATTAAGGAATTTCCCGAGATGTTAGAACTGCGACCAATAGTCGTAGATAAAGACAATATTGTACTAGGTGGAAATATGAGATTAAGAGCTTGTAAGGAAGCAGGACTTAAAGAAGTGCATATTCTAAAGGCAGACCAATTAACAGAGGAACAACAAAGAGAATTTATCATTAAAGATAATGTAGGCTTTGGCGAATGGGATTGGGATAACTTGGCTAATGAATGGGATACAGACAGGCTTGAAGATTGGGGTTTAGATTTACCTTTAGGATATGAAGAAAGCGAAGAAAAATATACAAATAAAATTGGAAGTCCAAACTACACCCCGTCAGAAACAAAACCTGAAATTAATAAGTTAATAGATATTGATAAAGCTAATATCTTAATTAGCAAAATAAAAAAAACTGAACTATCTAAAGAAGTAAAAGATTTTTTAATTTTTGCAGCCTATAGGCACGTTGTTTTTGATTATGCATTTATTGCAGAGTATTATTGCCATTCGGATAAAATTGTTCAAGAGTTAATGGAGGAATCTGCGCTTATTGTTATTGATTTTAATAAAGCTATAGAAAATGGATACGTTGAATTGACTAAAACACTACAAGATTTATACTCTGAAGATTATGGATAAAGATTTTGCTATTTTTATAATGGTATACGGTAGACCTGATAAAATGTGGACTTATCCAAGTTTAAGAAAAGCAGGATATACAGGTAAAATATATTTAGTGGGAGACAACTTAGACGAAACAACTGAGCAATACAAAAACAAATATAAAGATGAATTTTTAGTATTTGACAAGTGGGAAGCTTATAAGAAAATGGATTCAGGAGACAATAGTAAAGATTTAAGAAGCACTTTGTATTCTGCCAATACAATTCCACTATTAGCAAAAGAAAAAGGCATTAAAAACTTTTTTATTATGTGCGACGACTACACAAGTTTTGTGTATAAATTTGATGAATATTTAAATTATAAAGAAAGTAAAATTAAAAGTTTAGACCAAATATTTAAGGCTATGCTTAAATACTATAAAAGTATTGATTGCTTAACCTTAGCACTTGCGCAAAATGGAGATTTTATTGGTGGTAAAAATAGTGGATTTGCTAAAAACGTTAAACCAAAAAGAAAAGCAATGAACACCTTTTTATGTAACACAAGCAAACCTATAAAATTTATGGGTAGACTTAATGAAGATGTTACTACATATGTAAAAAAAGGAAGTTTAGGTAAATTATTTTTAACCATTCCTAACATTAGCATTATACAAAAACCAACACAAAACACTAAAGGTGGTTTATCTGATGTTTATTTAGATTACGGAACTTATGTAAAATCGTTTTTTTCAGTTATGTACAATCCGTCTTCTGTTAAAATAAGCCAAATGGGAGACAAGCATAAAAGAATACACCATAAGGTAAAATGGCGTTATGCAGTACCGCAAATTATTAATGATAAATATAAAAAGTAATATGGCTAACGAAGAAAACTTAATACCATACGAGAAAGGTCAAAGCGGCAATCCAAAAGGAAGACCCGTAGGCAGCAAGAACAGAAGCACAGTAGCAAAGAAATGGCTACAGATAGAACAGAACTTAAAAAATCCATTGACTAGCGAAATGGAAACAATGAGCCAAGAGGATTTAATGACTTTAGCACTTATTAAAAAAGCTAGAGAAGGGGATACTTCTGCTTATCAAAAGCTTTTAGATTCTGCATATGGGCAACCTATTCAACAGATAGAACAAACCAATATAGAACAACCTTTATTTCCCGATGTTAAAGAGGACTAGAGCCATAAACAAAATATTAGCGTTAAAAAAACGAATCAAGATTATTCAAGGAGGTACATCGGCAGGTAAAACTTTCGGCATACTTCCAATACTAATAGACAAAGCAACCAAGACAGGTGGACTTGAAATTAGTGTAGTAGCAGAGTCTATTCCACATTTGCGTAGAGGTGCTTTAAGAGATTTCTTGAAAATTATGAAGTGGACAAATAGGTTTGTTTCAGAAAGGTATAACAAATCATATTTAAGATATGACTTTGCAAATGGGAGCTTTATAGAATTTTTTAGCGCAGACGATTCAAGCAAACTTCGCGGTGCGAGGCGTGATATTCTTTACATCAATGAGTGCAACACAATTAATTTTGATGCTTACAACGAACTTTCTATACGAACAAAGCGGGAAGTCTACTTAGATTTTAATCCTGCCAATGAATTTTGGGTAGAAGAAATAAAAGAAGACAAGGAAGCCGACTTTATAATTTTAACGTACAAGGACAACGAAGCCTTAGACAAAGGAATTGTAGACCAAATAGAAAAGAATCGCTTAAAAGCGGAAACAAGTACATATTGGCGCAATTGGTGGAAGGTTTACGGACTCGGAGAATTAGGAATGCTTGAAGGCGTTGTATTCAGTAATTGGAAACCTATAGACATTATACCAAAGGAAGCAAGATTAATTGGATTGGGAATGGACTTTGGTTACACAAACGACCCGACTTCGATTATAGAGGTTTGGAAACATAACGAAACACGAATCCTAAACGAAGTAACCTATCAAACAGGATTACTAAATAGCGACATAGCAAAACTACTTCCAAAAGATGTTCCTGTTTACGCAGATAGCGCAGAACCTAAAAGTATAGCAGACATTCAACGCTATGGGATAACGATTAAAGGCGTAACGAAAGGCAGAGATAGCATTAATTACGGAATAGATGTAATGCAGCGTGAAAACTATTTAGTGACGTCTAAGAGCATAAACCTAATTAAAGAACTTAGAAGCTATTGTTGGGACTCAGACAAAACAGGAAAACGACTAAACAAACCTGTAGACAATTACAACCACGCAATTGATGCGGTGCGCTATCACGAGATGGAAACGCTAGGAATGAATAAAAATTATGGAAGTTATAGCATTCTGTAAAGTACAAAAACACGAAAACTAAGTTATATACATATGAAGTTAGATATTCTACTACCATCGTCACTATCTGAAATACCTTTAAGCAGGTATCAAGAGTTTATCAATATGAAAGATAATAGTAATGACGAAGAATTTATTGCACAGAAAATGATACAGATATTCTGCGGAATTAAGTTAGGTGATGTTGCAAAAATAAAGATGAAACACCTTAACGAATTGATAGCACACTTTACAAAGATATTTAGTGAGAAGCCACAGTTGGTAAGAAAGTTTAAAATCAAGAATATTGAATTTGGATTCATTCCAAAGTTTGACGATATAAGCTTCGGGGAATATGTAGATTTAGAACACCACTTAAAAGATTGGAAGACGTACCATAAGGCTATGGCAGTTTTATACAGACCAATTAAAAACACGTACAAAGATAAATACGAAATCGTAGACTATGAACCTACGGAAGAAATGCAGGACTTGATGAAGTTTGCACCTTTAGATGTAGCGATAAGCAGCAGTTTTTTTTTGTCGAATTTAGGAATAGAATTACTAAAAGCTATTCCTCGTTATTTGAAGAAAGAAATGAAGACGATGACGAAGGCTTCAACCAATTCTCCGAACGACATCAATTTGGAA